ATTCTGGTGATTTAGATGAACATAATGGTCGTTTTTGTGTAACACCCGATTATCCAAATGGTACATACGCATATTTTACTACAATTAATCCCACTCTTATTGAGAACTCTGGACCTTTTAATAAGTATAGAATTCCTGAATTTCCATATTTGATTGGAAACACTTTTAAATCAGAACCTAATCCTTTTAATGCGAATACAAAATCAAATCAAATAGATTATGATTTAGATAATACGGAATGGTTTAGGAATACTACTCCTTATGGTTTAAATAAAAATAGTACATATTATGATTTCTTATTCCAACCTACGAGAGACCATGACTTTAATGTAAATGTAATTAATGTTTCTACTGGTGATATTCAATCAGTTGGTATTTTAACGGGTGGAACAAATTATCAAGTTAATGATGAAATACTATTTGAACCTTTAATAGGTGCTCAAGAAGCTAAAGCTAAGGTTTCTGAAATTGAGGGAGCCGTTGCAACAAATGTTAGTGTTGCTTCTAGTACTGTTTCTGAATTAGAAATTATTCCTTTCGATTCTAGTGGAAAATATGTAGCTATTGCTACTTCTCCTCATAATTTTACAAATAACGATTTAGTTTCTCTTTCAGGATTTAATACTTCAATTAGTTCTCTTCAGGGAGGATTTAATATTGGTGTAAGAACGGAATCTATTTCATTAACAGGTGGAGTAAGTACTACTGGAGTTACTGGTATAGTTACTTACTTTAAGGTTGCTGGTTCTTTAGATATTGATTTACTATCAATTAGAGAAAACGATATTCTTGGAATTGGAACAGAAAAAGTAAAAGTATTAAATGTTGATGAAAAGAATTCTAGATTAAGAGTATTAAGAGCTCAAAATGGAACTATATCGGTTGCTCATACTGCAACTTCAATTATAACTGAAGATGCTAGAAAATTTACTTTTGATACTACCCCTCAAAATGATATAACTTTTGAATCAACAAATGAAATTTATTTTGAACCTAAAGAAGCGGTAGGATTGGGTACTCTTACTGGAGTGGGTATTGGAACAACTATTTTCTTCTCTAATCCTGGTGCTGGATTAACTCAGGTTTATATTCAAACACAATCTATTTTCTTAGCTGATCATGATTTAAATACAGGTGATCTTTTAAGATATAGGAACAATAGTGGTGATTCTATCGGAGTTTCTACGGATGGTACTACTTCCTTTAATTTACCAGACGAATCTAGAGTATATGTTGGAAAGATTTCTAATAATCTTATTGGTATTTCTACCTTTAGGGTAGGTTTGGGATCTACGGGTACTTTCGTAGGTATCGCCAGCACTAATAAGTCTGGAGGACTATTAAGGTTTACTGGATTAGGAACAGGAGTATACCATAGTTTTAAAACTATAAAAGATTTTGTTGTTACTGGAGAATCAACTAAGAATGTAGTTACAGTAGCTACTGCATCTACTCATGGTTTATTATTAGATGATAATATAAGAGTTGATGTACAACCAGGTATTCATACTAATATTGTTGTAAAATATAATGACTTTAATAGAAGAATGGTTTTTGATCCAAAATCATTCACTGCAGGAAATGTTGATACTATTAGTAATTCCATTACAATTGCTAATCATGGGTTAAATGATGGTGATAAGGTAATTCATACAGCAACTACTTCTGCAGGTGGACTAGAAGATGAAAAAATTTATTATATTGTTAGACAATCTAAGGATAAAGTAAAACTTTCTTTAAGTAGATTTGAATCTTTAGAATTTACTCCTGAGGTAGTTAATATAACATCTACTTCTGCAGGAACCCTTTCTCCTATCAATCCCCCGTTAGATTTATATAAAACTAACACGGTTAAGTTTAATCTATCAGACCCTTCTTTATGTTCTTTTGTGGGATTAGCCTCTTATTCTGCATTCGATTTAAATTTATATACGGATAGAGAATTTGAAGATGTATTTTATTCATCTCGCACAACTAATACTTTTGAAGTATCTAAATCTGGGACAGTAGGAATTACTACTGATGCAGGTCTTACACTTATTGTTAATGACAATCTTCCTGAGGCATTATTTTATAAATTTACTCCCGTACAAGGGGAGTTGATTTCAGATATTAAAAAAGAACTTATTATTGATAAAGAAGTCATTGGCCATAATCAAGTAGATATAAAAAATAGTAATTATTCTGGATCTTTTGGGATAACTGGTATTGGAACTACAACTACTTTTACCTATAATGTACTATCTGATTTAGAGGCCAATTCCTATAGTCTTTCTGAGGCAGAAATAAAGTATTTTACTAGTTCTACTAATACATATGGTCCTATATCAAATATTGAACTAAAATCCAAAGGTAATTATTATACAGAAACTGTAGGAGTATCCTCTATTAGAACAGGTATAGGTACTGGTGCTATTCTTGAATCTGAGAGTGATACCATTGGAAAAATTAATTCTACTAAAATTCAGAATATTGGATTTGATTTCCCTACTGATACTACATTAAGACCTGTCCTTAATTTATCTGAAGTTCTTATAATGGAACCATTGAATTCCTTAAGTGAAATAGGAATTACTTCTGTAGGTAAGAATTATACAATAGCTCCTAATTTAACTTTATTAGATGGATTAACGAAAAAAGAAGTTAAAGATGTTGATTTATCTTATAGTATTGGAGATTCTAAAGTAACTATTCTCGAAAATACTAAGAGTATTAATGATATTACACCAATTATTATACCAACATCTAATGTGAATGGTATTGAGATAAAGACTATATCATATAATATGTCTACTAAAAATGTTACTGTTGGATTAAATACTGCATTTAGTGATGATTCACCATTAAGTGTAGGTGATAAAGTTTTAATTGAGAATGTAAGTGTTGGAGTAGGAACTACAGGAACGGGATTTAATTCACTCAACTATGATTATTCATTATTCCCTCTTACTGATGTTAATATTCCTCTAGGTGGAGGGGTTGGAGTTGTTACTTATAGTTTAAGTGGATATTTAAGAGAAGGTGAATTTCCTGGTAATTTTGATGTATTGAATTCAGCTGGCATAATTGTTCCTGAAAAGTATTTCCCTCAATTTGATATTGAGTTAAAGAAAAATAATTTCTTACAAGGAGAGGAAGTGGAATGTAATGAAAAAAGAGGTGTAGTAGAAAGTTGGAATAATCGTATTGAACTATTAAAATTATCAACAGCAACTGAGTTTGATGTTGGAGATGTTATTTTAGGAAGAACATCCAGTACCCAAGGAAGAGTTAAATCTAAGATCGATTTTAATGCAGAAGTTAAAGTTGCTGCTGGTACAGTTGTTGAAAATGGTTGGATGAAAGATACTGGATTTTTAAATAATAGTCTGGAAAGATTACCTGATAACAATTATTACCAGTTCTTCTCATATTCTATAAAATCCAAAGTTGATATGGGAGTTTGGGATGAGGCTGTAAGTACTCTTAATCATCCTTCAGGATTCATGAAATTTAGTGATTTACTTATAGAATCTACTCAAGAAGATGATAGAGTTCTTACTGCAAATAATAGTGATTTAGTTGCATTTTTGAATCTAGATAGTGAAATAAGTGTAGATACTTATCCTAGTTTTGATTTAATTACAGAAAATTCTCTTAATATTAGTGATGGTAAATTAGCATCTAATCAAATTTATTTTGGTTCAAGAGTATTAACTGATTTCTTTGAATCTGTAGGTAATAGAGTTTTGGTTATTGATGATATTAGTTCACAATTCAATAGTGAACCAAGATCAACAAGATTTTCTGTTAGTGACAGTTTTGATATTGAACAAACTTATAAGAAATTCTTTACTCTTGTTAAGGATAAGACTTTCACTGGCGAACGTCAATGTATGTTTGTTAGTCTTTTACATAATGGTTCTAGTGGATTTATTAATCAGTATGGCCGAATTGAGACTGTAAGTGATCTGGGAAGTTTTGATTTTGATGTTAGTGGAACTCAAGGACGACTTCTTTTCTATCCAACAAAATATCAAGTTAATGATTATAATATAAGTGCAGTTAGTTTTGATATTGTTGGTCTAAGTACAGTTGCAGGAATAGGATCCACTACTTTAGGAAGTTCTATTGATATTAAATCAACTCAAGTATCTGTTCCTGCAGATACAACTACTACTATTGTTGGTATTGCTTCTACTTATAGAAGTGCAAAGATTATAGTTCAAATTGATTCTCCTCATGGAGTGAGGGAAGTTGATGAATTAAATATCCTTCATGATGGTACAACAGTAGAACTTTTAGAGTATGGTCAAATAACAACGGTAGCTGGTGAAGATTTTGGTGGAACAGGATTGGGAACTTATATTGCATCAATGTCAACTGGTCCTCTTAATATTGATTTTGTTCCTAATGCAGGTATTGCTTGTACAGTAGATACTTTAACTATCTCTATGGCCGCTGCTAATACTGGAGCTGGTGGAACTGGTATTGGAACTGTATATCTTGGTGATGGTATTTTTGATACTGCATTTGTAGATTCATCATTTACTGCAATTCCATCGGCAGCTTCTCCACTTGCCCATAAAATCGCTGAATATGAGATTAATAATGATTCTGCAATTAATGATCATAATGCTGCATATTATTTACTTAGTGTAGAAGATACGACTAATAATGTTTATGAAGTATCTGAAGTAATTCTCCTAAATGATAGTTCTGAAGCATACATTACAGAGTACGCAAGTATTCTTAGTGCTGGTGCAGGAATAGGAACAGTAGGAGCAGCAGTTTCAACTTCTACTTCTCATACTCAGTTAATGTATACTCCGAATGCAGGTATTGCTGCATCTGTTCGTGTATTCCAGATGGGTCTGGAAATTACTGCCAGAAACGATGATAGAGATACAATTAATAAGATAGATTTAAATAATGCTTCTATCAGTGTAGGTTTTGGAGATTATACTGGTACAGAAACAGATGTTCTTAGAGCATTTAATTTACAACATGATGGAAGAGATATTTTCAAAAGAGATTTTGATGGCAGTAGTACAGCAGTTGTTAATTTAACTGAGAATAGTGTTACGATTCCAGAACACTACTATGTAAATGGTGAACAACTTACATATTCCTTTGATGGAAGTCCAATTGGAATTGCTACTACTACTATTAGTGGAATTGGGGTTACTGATCTACTCCCTGTAACAACTTTTGTTGTTAAAGTAGATGAAAGCACTATTAGATTCGCTAAGACTCCTGAAGATGCATTGAAAGCTGTTCCAAATATTTTACATCTATCATCTGTGGGTGTGGGTGCTGCACATACTTTAATTACACAAGATCAGAATACAAAATGTTTGATTGCCTTGGATAATGCAATTCAATCTCCTGTTGTTGCAACTTCTGTTACTACAGGAATAACTACTGAGTTATCTTTAGGTGCAACAATTCTTGAAACTATTGGTGTAACTTCATTCTTTGGTGGTGATTTGATTCAGATTAGTGAAGAAATAATGAAGATTAATACGGTGGGTTATGGAGCTACAAATAAGATTCTTGTAGATAGAGGTTGGATGGGAACTAATATTGGAGTTCATACACAAAATGCAATTGTATCTAAGATTCAAGGTAATTATAATATTGTTGATAATACCCTTAACTTTATTACTGCACCTCAAGGACCTACTCCTATAAGTTCTACAACTAATGAACCTGATGAGAGGGATTGGGTTGGAATAACAACTCATTCTACATTCCAAGGTAGAACATTTATGAGATCTGCTGCTTCTGATACAGACACTAGACCTTATGTTGATAATGTAGTTTTTGACGATATTTCTGATGAATTTAATGGTATTGGAAAAACATTTACTTTAACATCAAATCAATCAAATGTTGGTGGATTCTCTACTAATAACTGTTGTGTTCTTATAAATGGTGTATTCCAAGGACCAACTGGAACATTACTCGTCGATCAGGATTATACCTTATCAGAGGGTCTTACTGGTATCAGTAGCATCACTTTCACAGGAACAGCCACATCCGAAGCCTATGACCCTAATAGCGGTTCTATTCCTGTCAGGGGTATGATTGTATCAGTGGGTTCAACAGAGGGTTTAGGGTATCAACCTCTTGTTGCTGCAGGTGGAACAGCTGTTATCTCTGCTGCTGGTACAATTACTTCAATTAGTATTGGTAACAGTGGATCTGGTTATAGAGTAGGAGTTCAAACTACTGTTAATGTAGGTCTTCAAACTTTAAGTACAGGGGTTCCTAATATTGAGTTTATTGGTACTGCTGCTATAAGTGGTGGTCATATCGTTAGTATTGCAATTACTAATCCAGGTGTTGGTTATACAGCAACAAATCCACCAGAAGTTGTTATTGATGAACCACTTTCATATTCTAATATGCCATTAATTTACAGTTCTGAGTCTACTGGTATAGGTACTCAGGCAACGGTTGATATAGTGGTTGGTCAAGGTTCGAGTATTATTAATTTTGAAATAAGAAATACTGGGTATAGTTATGCAGGTACTCAAGTTTTAACTGTTCCTAAAATGGGAACCACTGGTATTCCTACTGATCCTTCTATTACTTTCAAAGAATTCCAAATCACTATACAAGAAACTATTTCTGATCAGTTCAGTGCATGGTATTTTGGAGAACTTGAGGTATTGGATAAGATTACTAGTGAATTTGATGGTACTAAGAGAGCATTTACCTTAAAGAAAAATGGAGTACCTGTTACTATCAGGGCTAAACAATCATCAAATATTGATGTTCAAGCAGCATTGGTTGTGTTTATAAATGATACATTGCAGGTTCCTGGTGGAGGATATACATTTGAGAATGGTAGTATATTAACTTTTGCTGAAGCACCTAAAGGACCAAATTCTGATGGAACATTTGATGGTGATACTTGTAAGATTCTCTTCTATAAGGGAAGTGGATCTATTGATGTTACATTTACAGATGTTTTAGAAACGGTTAAAGAGGGTGATCTTCTTGAAATTCAAGGTGATGCTAACTTATGTGCAAGATCTTTACTACAAGATGAAAGATTGGTAACTGATATTGTTGCAACTGATATCGTTGATACGAACGCATATGTAGGTGTTGGTATTAATGGTAATCCTGATTGTGAAAGAACTGTTAATTGGTCTAAACAAGGAACCGATAAAATTATTGATGGTCAAATTGTAAGTAAGGCTAGACCCGAATTGGAAGTTTTAGTTAATCCAACAACAGTTATTATTCAATCTGTGGGTGTGGGATCTACTGTTGCATTTGTTGAAAGTATAAGACCATTCTTTGATCCTGATAATGAAGGACAAACAAGTTCTAAGACTCAAAAGATTGCCATAACTTCTCAAGATAATATTGTAGGAGCGGCTGCAACTGCTGTTGTTTCTATCGCTGGTACAATATCTTCAGTTGTGGTTAGTTATGGAGGAACAGGATATACTTCTGCACCTGATGTAATTGTTGCTACTCCTGTTGGATTGGGAACAACTACTAGACCATCTGTTTCATCAACACTTACTGGAGACACAGTTTCTGCAATAACAGTTACATCTCCTGGTACTGGTTATACTATTACTGCTCCTCCTGAAGTTCTTATTGAGGTTCCTTCTTTAAAACAGGAAGATAATGGATCAGTTTCATATGAGGGTGATTTTGGAATAATTGTTGGAATTGCTACAACTACAGTAGGTATTGCATCTACTGGTGTGGTATTTGATTTGTATATTCCAACTGATTCATTCATGAGAGATGCTACTGTAACAGGAACTGCTGTTACTATAAGTGGTATTCAAACTGGATATTACTTTACAGTCTCCAATAGTAATATTGGAAATGGTTTGACATCTATCTATCAAAATGGATCTGTAATAGGTATAGGATCTACCTTTATAGATAATGTGTATGAAGTGGCTGCCGTTTCTGTGGCAGAAACTTCCACTCCTGGAATTGCTAATACTTATGTGGCAAGAGTAACAACTAGTGTTTCTAGTTGGAACTCTTTATCTGGAATGGGAGTGAGTGAATTCTATGGTAATTTCTCATGGGGTAAAATTGTATTGGGTTCTAGAACTTCTCCACAAGCATTTAATGCATATACGGAGGACGGATTTACTGGACTTTCTACGTCTGCTCTTATTACAAGAGTAGCACCTTTGAAATCAAAAGATTATACTGGTTAATAAACTTAATAAATAACTAAAAAAATTGTCAAAATGGCCGCAATTATAACGGATCAACTTCGTATATTAAATACTAAAGATTTTGTCGCTAGTGTAGCATCGACAACTAATTCATATTATACGTGGATCGGTTTACCAAATGCAACCCAAGTTGATTCAAGTTGGAATTCTACTCCACCAAATCCAAGAGATTCTTTTAACGAAGAAAATAAATATTGGGATAGTATGATTGCTTTGAAAAAAGTAACATCTTCTGATGTCAAACAAGTGGTTCCTAAGAACACTTGGGCATCGGGTATTACTTATGACATGTATAGAAATGATATCAGAGCAGAGAATCCTTCTAAACCATCGAATGCCATTAGTTTATACGATGCAAAATATTTTGTTATAAACTCTGATTTTAGAGTTTACATTTGTCTTCAAAATGGAACTGACCCAGATAATACAGAAGGAAAAGCATCACTAGATGAACCTACTTTCACTGATTTAGAACCAAGAGCGGCTGGAACAAGTGGTGATGGTTATATTTGGAAATATCTTTATACAATTAAACCTGGAGATATTACAAAATTTGATTCGACAAACTTTATGCCTGTTCCTTCAGATTGGTCAACAAACTCTGTTGATGCTCCTGTAAGGGATAATGCTGCTACTAGTGGCCAACTTAAAATTGTTACTATCACAAATAGAGGTGCAGGATTAGGTACTGCAAACCAATCAT